GATGGAAAGTTTCATGCAAAGTTCAATAAGACCCCGTTCATAATCCGCACTCAATCGCCAGTAAACCGACTTATCTACCTTAGATTGGAATCTCTTAGCATCCGTGTCCATGAAGTACTGTTCGAGTTGCGGGACGGCGATCATGCCCTTTACCTTCACATAATGACCATTGAATTCCTCAGGGCGCTCGATGGTGATTTTCTTCTCCGGCTCGATCTGCGAGAGCGCATCGACGGCCAACTTGCGGACCTTGGGATCATCGGAATTCGCTTTGTCGGCCAAAGTCTTGTTGACCACCGCCTTCTGAGCCTTCTTGCCATCATCGAAGGTCGGTGCACCCTGGGCCTCCACGTCATTCCCGATAGCGAGATTGAAAATCATGATAATGGCGTATTTGCGGCAGCCAGTCATAGCCTTATAGATTGCTTTGTCAGTACCATCATAACCGTCGCCCGGAAACACCCAAGTGTGGCATTCATTGGATTCGGTATCGGTGAGCGTCCACTCCATGAGCACTTCGGCTATATAACCTGAGCGTTCCAGGTTTCCGTTTCTACTTACTCGCTCATGCGGAGTTCGATTGCATGACTTCAGAGTGCCGGTGAGGATCAACTTATTTGTAGTCAGCAATTTGCTGACGGCAATGACCGCATCTTCGATTCTGAGATACGCGGAGCCGCCCATTTCGGTGCCGAATTTACCTTGCTTTTTGACCTTACCGACCTTCGATTGAATGTCGAGAATCTTCTGCACTAGCGATTTCGGCGTTTCGGCATTCGGGACAGCCTCTCGGGACAAGTCAGGTTCGGTCATCGGGAGTCTCCTGTATTTTTCTGCCTTTCAGCATATCGCGTCTCATCTGGACCACGTACTCCATAAGGGAATCGAAAACATCCGGGTCAAGGTAGATTGTGTTAGTTGGGCCGTGGCCGTTGTCGGTGGTGAGGCGCAGCATCCCGTTGACGTGATCGACGTAGACAGAATCGCCCAGATAAAAAATTCTTGAAGTTTTCATCGTTCACGCTCCGCTTTTCGAAGATAGTCGGCGCGGTCGGCCATGCGGTCGGTATAGAGTCGCGTTGCTTCGGTGTAGAGTTCATACTGCGTGTCATCGGTTAGCGTCCAATACTTGTCAGTAGCGAAGCGTTCTACGCATAACTCCTCAAAAATCTGTTGGATAGCTTCTTTGTAGTCACTCGGCATCTCAGCGGTCCTCCTCTTCGTCTCGCAGGTCGGAAAGCGTCATCGGCTCGAACTTGCTACAGGCCGTATCGCTCAATTCTTGATGCGCCCAATTCGAGGCACCGCAATTTCGACATGGATGGTCCGGCTCGATGATATTGGCTTCCGATTGTCGGGCGAGGTAGTCATCATGCATGCTCATGGCTTAGACACCTTTCGGGCGCATGGTTTCTGAGGATCAATCGTTGTTCCTCCCCATGTGCAACAGGCTTCATATGAGAATCTTACAGCTCAACGCATTCCCGGCAAGCCTGTATATTTTTGTCGAATCTGCCGATATGAGCATCGGGTCTATCGCAACTCCTAACTCCACAGAGGTCGCACATCGGGTGGCAGGTCATTTGGTCTCCAATCGCCACGAGGCCCATAGTCGAGCCTCGCGGAGCAGTGTTTTGGCTTCCTCGTCGGTGAGTGGCTTCCCGACATGCGCCTCGATCCAAGCTTTCTCTTCGGCGTGCATCGGTGGATCGGCAAACTCGGGACGGGTAAGCGGATCGACCGCTAGCTTGGCGGCTGTTCGAGACAGGCCCGAAGCGAGAGCGAAGAAGTCGGTTTTCATCGGTTTTATCCCTTCTGGAGTTCGGACATTGTGTCAATGGACGGAGTAAATGGCGGTCGCTCGTTCATCACCGCGAGTTGATACGCAATTTCCTTGAGCCAGAGCAATTTGGAGTGCTCGATTGAATTCTCGGCATTCGGAACGGCGGCTTTTATCGTTTCGGAAGTCATCTTAAACCTCCAGCTAACCAGTAGACGAGAATCCAGAGCGATCCGAGGAACAGAATCCCGCCGGCAATCCCGGCCCGGAGGCCGAGGTAGTAATCGGGATGTCGATTCGATTGAGCGCGTCGGATAATCTCTTCACAAGACAGGCGTTCGGCCATATCGGTTCTCCTCACTTGGCAATTTCTACGGCTTTTCCGAGCACGATAAAGTAACTGTCGGTGGCCGGGTCGATTTGGAGCAAATACCAGCATCCATTCCATCGGACACGCTCTTGTCCATCATGACGCTTGAATATTCGGCGCGTTTCGGTTCGGCCAGAAGGAGAAGGACGCATTTCATCCCTGCGAATTTCGAAAGATGCATACAAATGTTCGGCCATGGTTCTCCTCGATTCGAGACGCAGCCCCTACTTGCTGCAATTGTGGACGTGACCGGCGCACCACGCACAAACCAATTTCTTGCAATCGCGGCAACGGAAACGTCTTGTTTTGCATTCATCCCCGCAATCTTGACAAATACGCACCTTTATTTTGAGCATGTTACAGTCTCCATTTCATCGCATCCCGAAAAACTCAAACAACTCATTGACTGCCTCTGTGAATCCGCCAGTCAATGTTGCGATGTACCACGATCTTTCAGCTAACCAACGTGCGGTTTCGAGGCGTCCGCGTCGAATGGTCGGGATGTAGGTTTCATCTTCGGGCATGCTCGGGAAGCCCGCGTTTAGAACTGGCAGGTCGCCAAGTCCAATTTTTCCTAAAAGCACGTCAATCAGCAGTTCCCTGCCTTTACCCGCCGATATGTCTCCATTGCCAACGAGCCTAAGAACATGATGTCCAGGCGCTCCAATCGTCAAAAGGTTTATAATCTGACAGATGGGGCATTCACCTTGACCAGCCTCATTTACATTTAATTGCTTTAGGCCAAGATGGTCAGCGCATCGGATGTAGAGCACATCCTCGATGCCATTCCAATATGCCTGTTTGGGATCGTCCCCACGTTCAAAGACCATGCTTCGATCTCGAATCTGCCTCATTTTCGCCGCTCCGATTGATTTCACTTGGATGAAACCCACTGTCCCGCTATGCTTTGCCGAATGATCTCTTTTGCTTTTTTCACATTTGGACAGCCGTGTAAATTCCAGCACTCGCGGCACATTGTCGCGTGGGGACTCATATTCGCCGCGCACAGTGGACAGCGGTCATAATCTTTGCCGACAATAGGCTCTCGTTTCATTAAATCTGATAGCGCAAATCGTTATACGTCGGATCACAACTCTTCGCGGGACAGCCTTTATTGTGGCCTATGGGACTCCCGCAATGCGGGCAGCAAGACAGAGATGGATGTTGCGATGGGAAAGTCACGCGGTCATGGTACATGACGTATCGGACTCCATCTTTCCCGAATGCTTCGCGGAGCCTTGCAAGTTTCTCCCGTGCTTCACTCCGCGATAGCCCAGATCGTAGGATAGTCTCTCGATCCAGAACATCAATTTCGACGATGTGATACGTTTTGGCTTGTTTCGACATTTTCGGTTATCTCCTGTCTTTCGTATTCGGTGCTGGCGTTTTGATCTTTGCGAGGCCACCACATTTCCAGCATCGGTATCCGGCTCCGGTGCCATGCTCGCATGTTCGGGCATGATCTTTGCTACGTGGTTCTGTGCCTTCGACTTGCGGAGCAATTTCGTCAGGAATCGCTAAACCCTTGAGCCATCGAGAGAGGGGCACTTTCCCGGCGCGTTCCCGGATGAAGTCATATTCCTCATCCTGACAGAGCACTACGATCCGCTTCATCGGGAGACCTCGACTTCAAGCGCGAGGCGTTGCACGTCATCATGCGCTTCGAGAAGTTCGGTAAAGGCTTTATCAGCCTCAACTTGCAGTTCATGCCAGCGTTCGGAGCGGTAGCGTTCGATATTGCGGGCAATCTGTAGCTTTTCGGTGTTGGTCATTGTCCCTTCCATGCACACAGAATAACAAAACTCTACAAAGATGTAAAGTATTGTTTAGTACTATTTTCGGTCTATTTGTTCTAGCGCAAGTTGGATGGTACTCTCAGTACCGTGGACCGATGCCCGACATTCGGATTATCGAGCGCAAGGACGCTCTCGGCTGGAAGCGGTATGTACTCCGAGAGGGTGCACTTGTGTCGATTTCCACTAATTCTCTTGACGTGCTCGGCACTGTGGATGTACAAGCACAGTTGAACCAATCTGTTCGGCCCGACCGCTCGGGGCAGAACGAGCAGGCCAACGCGCTTTGATGGAATCCCCATCCTCGAAAAAGACCCCGGAACAACGATACCTCGACCGTATTGCTCGCCTTGAACGCCTCGAAAAACTGAAAGTCCGCGGTGAAGCGCGTGGCTGGCAAGTGAAGTCGAGTGCCGGAATACCTGTTTGGCAGTGGATTCCCGGAGGCGCTTACCAACCGAGCTGATGAACCAACTTGCCCGCATTGTCGGCGCACATTTCCGACCTGGGAGCGAGCCAAGCTCCACGTCAAGTTCTGCAAGAAAGTCCCGCATCCTCGGAAGACCGATTATGAGCGCAAACCGAAGTAAACTGTCTCCTTTTCGACACAAATGACATGGATAAACGCAAAGAACGGCTGGAACGGTTCTGTCGAGCGTACATCATCGACTTTCATGGAACAAATGCCGCAATTGCAGCAGGTTACAGCCAAAAATCAGCACACGTCACCGCATCTCGATTGTTAAGCGATGCTAAAATATGTGCTCGAATCGCCGAACTGCAAAAGAAGCAGACCGACAAGCTCGACATCACAGCCGAACGAGTACTCGGGGAACTGGCAAAGATGGCCTTCCTCGATCCGCGCAAGTTCTTCAACGCGGACGGATCCCTCAAGGCAGTGGGTGACCTTGACGATCAGACAGCAGCCAGTCTTGCGGGAATCGAGCATGAGAAGCTATTCGAGCACTTCGGCAAAGGGCAGGCCAAGGAAGTTGGAACGACCACGAAGATCAAGATTGCGGACAAGGGCATCAAT